CGTCACGCTCGGCCCCAAGATAAACGCCGCATCGTTGGTCTGCCGCGCGTCGGCCGTGATCACCGCCCGCAGCGAGGCGCTGCCCTCGATCGCCCGCGTGGTGTCGCGGCTGAGCACCGCGCGCGTGGGCGTGGCCTCGATCACGTGCAGCCGATCGGCATAGGCCCGCACGAACCCACGGTTATATTGGTGTTCGGCGTGCGCGGTGCCGAGCGCCAGCGTGATCGTGATCGCCGGGGGATTGCTCCAGTCATAGGTCAGCAGGCTGCCTTGGATCACCGGCGCCACCAGCGGATTGCCGCGACTGATCAGCGTGCTCTGATCGCCGAAGCCCACGGCGGCCGGCCCCCCCACGCTGACGATGGCCTGCCCATAGAGCACGGCCGTGGCCGCGCCCGCCCGAATCAGTTGCAGCTCGATGATCATGGGCCGCTGCGAGGCGTGCGCATTGATGTTGCTCACATCGTCCTGGAACACCACGGTGCCGCCGAGCGCGATCGACAGGGTGAATTGCGAGGTCGCACCCGCCGCGGTGGTGTTGAAATAGCTGCCGACACAGAGGATCGTGACCGCCTCGCCGACCGTGGGGGCCACCCCTGTCGGCGGTGTGATGGACGCGATAACGGTCGGCGCGGTGCTGTTGACGATCGGCAGGGCCGCGGTCAGCAACGTCGCATAGGGCGGGGGCAGCGTGCGCAAATTGGCCCCGCCCACAGGGTCCAGCTCACCCTGTGCGTCGGCGTGCAACAGCTTCAGATCGGCGATGTTCTGCCAGGTCACCGCGGCGCGCGCAATGCTGGCCGTTGCCGCATCAGCAAACGCTGAGACCGGCTCGAACGCGGCACTGTTCAGACCCAGCGCCGTCTGCTGGTCGATCACGTTCTCTTGCACCGCCAGCGCATAGCCGGCCGCTTTCACCGGGGCCGCGGCCCCGGTGTCCGGGTCGATCAAGCCAAGTTTGTCTGCCATCCGGCGGCGCTCCTAAAACGTAAATTCCGCCGCGGCCCGAACCCAGGCCGCGCCGACATAGCGATACCAATACGGCGCGGTCCAGGCCGCCCCGCCGGGCCAACCCACCGACTGCGGCGCCAGCGCCGCGTCGCTCCAGACCGTTTCCACCGCCCAGCGAATCCACTGGGCGCTGGCCAGGCATTCATACAGATACCCCGCGACCAGGCGGATATCGCCCACCGTGCCGGGGGCGGTCGGCGTCGGCGCCCCGTCAATCGCCGGCCACATGCGCTCCGGGGCTTGGCGCATCCACACCGCGGTGCCGACCGCGACATACCGATAGATCCCATCCCAGGCCGTCTGCCCGCGTGTGCCAGGCGCCGCACTGGTCGCCGGCACCGCGACTGCCGGGGCGAACAGGGCGGGCCAATACCACTGCGTGGGCACCCCCAACAGCAGCGCATCGGCCAGGCTGGGCAGCCACTGACCGGTCGTGGGATCGCGCACATACAGGCACAGCCCGCCGGGCACCAGCGCCGGGTCGGAGGTGTCGAACCACAGCCGATAGGCCGCGGCCGTGGGCGCGCTGAGGCCGACCCATACCGCGCTCGCGCCGGTGTCGGCATAGGCCCCGGCGGCCGTGCCGACCGCCAGCACGCCCTCATCGGTGATCAAATACGGCTCGCCGGCCGCCAGGGCGTTCGCCGCCGCCGCCGCCGCGAGCTGGGCGCGCGTCCCGCGCTTGACCCGAATCCGCTGCGCCATGATGGGCTAGAAGGTCCCGCCGTCGATCACATCCACCGCCAACGCCATGAACGCATTGCCCGCATCCTTGGTCAGGGCGATCGAGGCCGAGCCGCGCAGCACGCCGTCGCTGCCGTCGGTGCCCCACAGATAGCCGGCCGTCCCGCCGGCCACCGCGGCCACCTTCTCATCGGTCGAGCTGGCCGGGATGTTGAGCGCCGTCTTGAACGCGTTGACGGTGATCTTGGTCTCTTTCTGGCCGGCGCCCGAAGCATCGTGGATCAGCAGGAAGTCGGCGGCCCCATCGACCGCGGGGATGGTGGCCAGATCGTCGAGCGCCGGCACCACCGGGATCCGCGTGGTGCCCCCGGTGGCCAGGTGCAGCGTGCCGCGGTCGGTCGTGACCAGCGGCTCGCGCGCCAACAGGCTGCTGTTCGGCAGTGCGGACTTGAGGCCGCCGCGCAGTTGAATACGTGCCATGAATCAGGTCCTCATCAATCAGAAAACGCCGCCGTCGATTGCCCCAATCAGGTTCTCAGCAGCGAACACGTCGGCGCGCACGCCGCGCGGGTCGTAGAGCACCGCCTGCATGTCCCCGTCCGCGCCGGGCGGCCCCATCGGCCCGGCGGCCCCGGCCGGCCCGGCCGGCCCCATCGGCCCCGCCGGCCCCTGCGGCCCGGTGGCCAGCGGGGCTGCCGCCACCAGCGCGCGCAGCTCCTGCACCTGCGCGCTGTCGGGCACCTCGATGCGATAGCGCGTGGTGTAGCGCGGGGTGGCGAGCTCGATCGCGTAATAACTCGGCGCCCCCTCCGGCAGCGCCAGCCCCGCGTTGGGCGGCAGGTCCACCAGCGCATCCGCCGTCAGGTCGCGGCGGACCAGCACGTGGCGCAGCGCCTCCTGCGCGAAGCCCAGCACTGGCGCCCCGGCCGCATCGACCAGGCTGATCTTCAAGCTGACCGGCCCCAACTCGCCGGGCGCGGCGGCCGGATACGGGATGCGCACCTGTGTCATGGGCGCGGCCTACAGCACCCGGCCCAAGGCCGCCCGCGTCAGCGGCTGGTCGCCGACCCAGGCGCGCGCACTGCCGGCGCGCTCCGGCGCCACCGCACCGCCCGGCTCCGGCGGGCGCGGGTCCAGCCGCCCCTCGGCGATGTCGAGCAGGCGCCGCATCGCCGCGCGGCCGGCCTCCTCGATCTCCAGCGTGCGCGCCAAGCCCACCGCCAGGCGGTCGATCACCAGATCCACGGCGATCATCCCGAGCAACGGCGCGGCCGTGCCGACCGCGCTCGGCCAGCGGCCGACCAAGGCGCCGTCGATCAGCGCGTCGACCTCCAGGATGGTCGCGGCCACCCGCGCCGGGTCCTCGGCGCCATCGGCATCGGCGTCGCCGTAGGCTTCCAGCGGCAGGGTGCCGCGGCGGTTGGCCACCGCCTCACGGGTGGTGTAGCTCATCTCAGCCGGCGCCGGTCGAGGCCCAGGCGAGCTGCGGGAAGCTATAGCCCACCACCGCATCGGCTTCGATCGAGAACAGGAACTCGCCGGTCATCACCACGTGCGAGTCATTCGGATCGGTGACCTGCGCGGTGGTCGGCGCCTGACGCTGCAACAGCACCAAGGCGCGCATGCCCCCGGCCTCGCCCAGCAGATACCACGCGGTCTCGCTGGTCAGTTCCTCCCACATCACCACCGTGATGCGGCCCTTGTAGGGGTTCGGCTTGCCGTCCTCCAGCCGATCGTTCATCGCCAACACCATGGCCACGTCTTCCAGCGCCGGCGGCACCAGCAGCACGATGTTGCGCACCCGCACCGGCCGGCCCTGGTCGTTCTTCATCGTGCGCAGCGCCTTGAGCCCCGCGCCCAGGCTGGCAATGGCCGCCGCCTGGGTGGCCGCGCTCAGCACCACCGTGCCCTTGTTGCTGTAAGTCGCCGCTTTGCCGTTCTTGCCCGTGGTCGGATGGTCGGTGGCGAAGAACGGCTTGCCGTCAAAGCACAGGCCGGTAAAGGCCTCGTTGAGCGCGGCCCCGGCCAGCTCGTCGGGGAAGTACGCGGCCAATTCGCCCTGGCCGGTCGCCTTGGTGCGATAGATGCCCAGCCGATCAGCTTCCAGATCGCGCTTCTTCACCCCGATGGTCGACTCGTAGGGCTCGCAGGTCAGGCTGTAAGTGAACCCGGCCAGCGCGTTGACCACCTTGTCGCCGACCCACTTGCGCCAGTTGGGCAAGCTGCCAACCCAGTCCATCGCCTCGGTGATCTGCGCCGTGTTGATGGTGGTGGTGAACCGCCCGTACTGGGTTTCGGTCGCTTCCAGCGACGCGTTGAAGGTCGCCCGGATGTTCCGGAAGACCTCCTCGATATTGGTTTTGTTGATGATCATCGGATGGTCCTACGCGTGCGGAGTGACAAGCAGCACCACGGTGCTGGTCGAGGTCGCGGTCGAGGCCCCGCCGCCGGTCACCGACAGCACGTCCCCGGCGGCAAAGGTCGCCGCGGCGCTGGGCACACAGGTGTCCACATCGCCGGCGGCCGAACTGGCTTGCGTCACCGTCATCACGCCATCGGTCACTGCCGTGGCGCCGATCTTCAGTGTCAGCGTGGCATCGCCGCCGGCCAGCGCCGCGTTGAGCACGGTGAAGCCCTTGCTGATGGTCCCGGCGAACGGTGCCACCCAGCGCAGCACCGCGGCGTCGGCCGCCTTGTTGCTCAGGGCCCCGAAGGTGATCGCCTGGGCGCGCGCGGGCGGGGTCCAGCCCACCGCCACCCACACCCACTGCGCATCCACGTTCACGATCTGGCCGGCCGCCGAGCGCGTACCGGCTTGGCGCTTGGCCACCGTCTGATCGTCGACGATCCACGCCAGCTCGCCGATGTCGGCCTTGGTGATCGCATCGGCCGCCGCCGCGTTTTCGAACGCGAACACCCCGGCGTCATAGTCGACGGTGAGCGCCGCCGCCGCGCCCGCATTGACCGCCCGGTCCATAAACACGCCGACCGCGGTCAGCCCCAGCGCGGTCGACCCCGGCACCAGGTTGCCGGCCGCATCGCGGCAGGCCAGACCGCCTTCGAAACAGGTGGTCGCCGCGGCCACCGGGCCGTTGAACGAACCGCCGGCAATGCGCGGCGCATTGCGGCCTTGAGTCAGCGCAGTCATGCCGATGCTCCGTATTTCGCCAGCAGTTCAGGCGCGTTACCGAACGCGTCCATGATGGCCCGCTGCTCGGCATTGAGTTCCGCCGCACCCTGCGGCGGCTTCACCGTCCGGGTCTCTGGGTCCAGCACCGCGGGCGCGGCGGCGAGGAACGCGGTCAACCGCTCCAGCCCGCCCGCCGACTGCGCCTGCGCCCGGTGATACTCCACCGTGGGCGGCGTGATGCGCGCCTCGCGCAGACCGCGCTCCAGGAGCGCATCGATCTGCCGGTTGAGCTCTGCCGCTTGCGCGGTGCGCAACGCGGTTTCGGCCGCCGCCGCGCGGTTGATTGCGGTGTCGTAATCCGCGCGGGGGACAAAGCGCGACAGGTCCGGGGTCGCCGTACGCAGGGCATTGAGCTCAGTCTGCAAGGCGCTCACGGCCGCGACCGCGGTCGCCGCGTCAGCGTCCGCCGGCAGCGCCAGCGCGTGCGCCAAAGGCGCGGGGAGGAGGTCCGGCATAGTGGAGTTCTCGCTATTGAGCGCCGGCAACTGGCGCAGATTCGGTTTGTTGGTCAGCCCGACCGAGCTGAGCCCCGTGATCGAGCGATCCGCGGCGACGTAATACGCAGGGGAGTAGTAGCGGTAACCGCGCGACTGCACCGAGTCGGCGCCCTGGGCATTCCAGGCCACCGCCGCGGTCATGCCCTCGGGGTCGGCACGGAAATCCGACAGCCAGGCCGCGGCATCGGCGCGTTGCCCCAGCGGGGCCAGCAATTCGGTAGCGTGCTCCCAGTCCACCGGCAGATCGGCGCCCGTGGCATTGAGCGCCGCCGCCAACGCCGGCGGATCGTCCAGCCGGTAGCGTCGGCCGTCGCGCCCCACAAAGGGGCCGGCCGGCGCCAGCAACAACCGGGCCGGCGGTGCGCCATCGACCAGCGGCAGCTCACGACAGCATTCGGCTTGCATCACCACTGGCCCCCCGGCCGGATTGCCGGGGGGGAGAGGCGCGTGCTTGGGGGGATGGGTGGGGTGCGACATGGGCGCATGGTGCGCGCGCTGTCCGGTCGGGGCGACTAACGCCCTTTATTGCGCTGCCGTGCCCGCGCGCGACAGCGGCGCTAGGAAGGCCGTAGACGGCCCGCCGGCAAAACCGCTCCGATGGTACCCCGAGCGGCTGTCGCGGGCTGCTAGCTAGGTGCGCAACACGTGCGCACCATGGTCAGGCGCTAGGGGCGCAGATAGTCCTCAAGAATTTCGATGATCCGCGTCCGATCCTCGTCGGAGATGCCCAAAAACGGCCGCGGCGGGATCGGCGCCGGGGCGCCGCCGGGGGTGTTGTAAAAGCGGTTGGCCGGGTTGCCGAACTGCTGCACCGCGCCATACACCCGGTTGGTGCCGACCTCCACCCCATGGCCGCCGTCGATCAACTGCCGGGCGATGGTGTCGGCCAGGATGCCGCTCTGGGTCAGCACCTTCTGCACCCCCACCGCGCGGCGTCCGCGCGCGCTCAGGCCCCCGGACTTGGTCACGTTGCTCTTCTTGCCCATGATCACCCCGAGCTTACGCGCCAGGGTGACCGCGCTGTTGGGCGCCCACTTGGCGCCGTCCGGGCCGCTCTCGGTCTGGAAGCGCTCGCGCGTGCTCGCCCACAGCACTTCGCCGATCTCCTCCAGCGCCGGGGCCGGGTGGCTGCACTTACGGATGAGCTGCGCAAGCCGGGCGCGCAGTTCGGCGTCGTCGACTTTGACCTCGAGGTGGAGACCGGCGCCGGCCATCAGGGGCCCTCAAGCACCCACGAATCATCATCCGCCACCAAGATCTCGCGCCCCGCCCTGGCCGCCGCCAGCAACGCCGGGAACGTCACCCCGGCGGGCAGCGGATCGCCCGGCGCCAGTTCCCAGTCGATGCGGTAACGGTTGCCCTCCACCTCAACCCAGCCGCCGTAACCGCGGATAGTGCCGCGCTCGGTCTCGATGAGGGCGATCTTGATCATAGATGCAGATTCGCGATGATGGTGCGGGCGATGGCCGCTGTCCGCGCCAAGACTTGTAGCGCGTCGAGTCCCTGGGCCGTGCGCCCGCCGTCCAGCCGCGCGACGATTTCGGCCCATGACTCAATCGGGCCGGCGGGTATGGCCTGACTGAAGTAGGCCAAGTCCCGCGCCGCCTCCAGGTCAGCGGGCACCTGCTGCGCCGCGCGCGCGATATCGGCGGCCCAGGCGGCACGGAAGCGTTGCTGCTGCGAAACCCCCAAGACCCGATCCAGCACATGCGCAATCTCGTGACTGAGTGCCCCACGGGTCAGTTCCTCGCTCAACGGCTTCCATCTGGCGTCCGCACCAGTGCCCACCAGCGTTTCCTGCGGGATGATGATACGGCCGTCGCGGGTGGTCGTGCCAGAGGCATGGTCCCACGTCATGCCCGGCGGATAGCCGCGCGGTGTCACCCCTTGCCACTGCGGCATCTCGTCGGTAATGCGACGGGCCGCCACGATCCGGATACCGGCGTCTTCAACCACGGTGCGCCGGCGCTGCGTCATTGCCTGATAGGCATCCCGCACCAGCTGGGCATGTGGGATTGCGGTGCCGGCGGTCATCCCGACCTTGGAGCGCGGCGCGGCAGGCAGGTCGATATCGCGTAGCAAATCCCGCCCAATCTCCCCCGGCAGCCCCGCCGCCTTGGCCTGGACCTCCTTGACCAGGTTGCGCGTCGCTCCCGGCGCATGGTCCCACCCGTAGTCGATGCCCGCCGGCAGCACGTGCTCGCGGCCCTGGCGGTCTTTGTGCACATAGGTGCCATCGTCCGGGGTGGGGTCGGGGCCGGTCTTGCCCAGGCGCTTCATATCCCGGTCCGCGAGGCTGGTGACGTAGCACCGGCAGCCCCAGCCATTGGGCGTGTAATGGCTGTCCCACCACGGATCATCGGCCGCGAGAATCTTCCCGTTCCAACTCACATGCAACGGCCGCGGATGAATCGACCCATCGGCATGGTGATATTGCAGGTACGGCCGCTGGGCCGCCCCTGCCACATGCTGCGCCCGCCGCCCGGCTTGGTAGCTGGTGCGCAGGTTGGTCTCGTAAATCGTCGCGGTGCGCCACGCGCGCCCTTGCGCGGTGTCGCTGCCGGTCCAGCCGGTCCAGCCGTGGGTAGCCACCGCGGCTTCGAAGTCGCGGATGAACTCCGCAATGGTGGTGCCCTGCGCCAGGCCCTTGAGGACCGCCCCATGCAGATCGGCTAACAGGTCCGCCTTGGCCGCCCCGGCGACGATGAAGCTGTGGTCGTTTTCCTCGCCCCGAATATCGTCCCAATGGTCGGTCGCGAGATCGATCTTTTGCTTGAGGAACTCGATCGCCTCGGCGAAAGGGAGCGAGCCGTAGCGGACGCTCATTTGATCTCCGAAAAATTAACACGCGCCTCCCACAGCGGCGCATTCGCCCCCCCGCACGGCTGCCCCTCCTGGATCGCCACCCGCCAGGGCGTCGGCACCCCATAGGCCGGATGGGTGCACGCCGATTGGCCGCCCCGCTCGCTGAAATGCCGACACCAAAAGCAGGCCCGCGCGTGCGTATGCCGCCGCGGCGGCACCGTGTCTTTTCCCACGCAAG